ATAGGGTTTTAGATACTAGCAATGGAAAAGAATATGTGTTTAATGAAGTTGACATTCAACGCTATATGGAGGAAAACTCAGACATTATCGAAAATGGAGTGGTTCAAATTGTAGAGGTTCCACAGAATAGAGTGGAGGTATGTGCAACTTTAGGCGAAATCGTATTATATGAATCTGTACTCAATACAGATGTTTATCCAATAGTTCCATTGCCCAATGTTTGGACAGAGAGTCCATACCCTAAATCTGATGTATCAAGAGCAAGACCTATGCAAAGGTTACTCAATAAGGTTTGGTCACTTGCACTCTCCCACGCGCAGGCGTCTGCGGGACTAAAGCTATTAGTTCCACTTGGAAGTGTAGAAGATTTAAACCAGCTGGAGAAAGACTGGGCAAACCCAAATGCAGTCATTGAAGTAGACTCATCACAAGGAGAGCCACACTTTCCAGCTCCACAACCACTCGCAGCTGAATTCTACAGATTAATTCAACAATGTGAGTTTTATATAGATTTTATATTTGGTTTACCTGAGATGATGCATGGATTTGCAGAAAAGGCTCCAGAAACCGTCAGAGGAACAGAAAGAATGATGGCGTTAGGGCAGGAAAGACCAAAATCAAAATTAAGAGACATAGAATTTAGCATAAACAGACTTGGTAAAGTCTTGTATAACTATGCAAAAGGGCACTACACATTCCAAAAGATGTTTAGGATTGCCCAACCGAACAATAATTTAAATGAAGCTACAGTCAATTTGTATGACGATAAAACAGATCCAATACTTGATATTGCTAAAGATCGTTATAAACTTGATCAGCATGATATAAGAATTGAACCTGGCTCTACATTGCCAACTAGTAAGTGGGCAGAGCTGGGTGTATACCTCGAAGCGTTCCAATTAGGTCTAATTGATAGAATAGAAGTTCTAAAGAAGAATCCAGAAATCTTCGATAAAGAAGGGATACTAGCTAGAATGGATGAGAAACAGCAAATGGTGCAACAAATCCAAGGACTTGAAGGACAGGTACAAGATTTGCAAGGGGACTTGCAAACTGCTAGAAGAGAATCTGTAAGCGATAGAAAGCGTGTTGAAGTTGAAAAAACTAAGACAAGGCTCTCTGAAATCGTTTCAGATGCTAAAGCAGATAGAAGGGTTGAATCCAATAAAATGCAAAATAAGGTAAAGCTCGAAGCAGAGAGATTAAGGCGTGAAGCAGATCGTCTTGGTCAGGCTCTAAAGTCTTAGAGATATCTTAAAGGAGTTTAAGCAAAAATGTCAAATGAATCCGAGTTAATAAAAAACACTGTCGTAGAACAGGATACATCAACAGGACAAGAACCGTATCAGGAATCCGCCACCCCAGGGGTGGAGGTTGCTGAAACAGCGCCAGATATGGGGACGGACTGGGAAGGTGAAACTAAAAAGTTCCAATCTATGTATGATAGGTCTCAATCAGAGGTCGATAGGTTGAAAAAGTTGGAACCGATTGGTGATCTTCTTGAGAATCGTCCCGATTTAGTCGAGGTGCTACAAGATAAGATTGTTAATCCTGATGGTGGATCAGGGCAAAAAGCCCAACTGGATGAGAACGACTTTAACCCTTGGGATGCGTATTATAAGCCCGAATCGCCGTCGTATAAACACCGAGTTTCGAAAGAGCAGGAGACCGTTGGGTCTGCCGTGAATCAAATTCGGAATGAATTCGCACAGCGTGAGGCAGAAGCGCAACAACGACAATTCCTAGACACTACTGTTAATGAGTTGAAGTCTAAGCATAATATGGACGACAATCAAGTCGCCCATTTCTTAGAGTGGTCGGCGCAACCAAAAGAAGCAGTAGGATTAGGAAACCTTGTTAAATTATGGAAGGATGTCAATATAGCTCCAGTACAAGGTCAAACATCTATTGATGCTGTGAAAGCCGTGCAAAAAGTTCCGCCATCAGCGGGGGTGTTGCAAGGTCAACCAGTTGAAACTGTCAGTGATGACAGTAAGGTATTTGACAGAGTATTGAATGCTTCAAAAATGGGCAGACTAGGATAATAGCAAGGTTATTTTCCAAATTAAGGAGGCATATAAATGGCTTACACAGTCGGAGTAAAAAAATCTAGCGATATTACTTCCGCAGCCACCAGTGCTGGTGTGGGAACCGCTCCTGATCTAAGAAGGTTATACGACTTTTCTGATCGGGTTGCAGAGCTCTCACCTGAAGAATCTCCATTCTTTGTTTACCTTTCGAGGGTAGCAAAGGCACCAACAGATGATCCTGTTTTCCGTTTCTTAGAAAATCGTTCTAAGATTGATTGGACAACAAGAAGTTTCTATCTTGATGGTGCTGTAAATGGCGGTTCTGCTGTTAGCGCAGGCACATCATATTCATTTACCGTAGACACTGGTTCAACTAGTGTTGATTGGTTAACAAAGGGAATGGTTATCGCAGTTAAAACTGTTGATGATACAAACGGTTATGCACAAACACTCGTAAGGGTGAACAGTGCTGTAACTGATAATGGTTCAGACTCTTCGTTTACTGGTGTGATTATTGATGTATCAAACGCTAACGTCAGTGGATATAATGTTCTTGCTGATAATGACGAGTGTCAAGTAATTGGTACCGCATTTGCAGAAGGAACAGGATCACCAGACGCTTGGTCAAATGATGTTGAGGATGACTTCGGTTATACTCAAATCTTTAAGACCGCAGCTGAAATGTCGAATACAGCTATTGCTACTCGTTATCGTGGATACGCTAATGAGTGGGATAGAATTTGGGCTCTTAAACTTCGTGAACATAAAGTGGATATCGAGCGTGCAATGCTTTTTGGGCAGCGTGCTCGTGTATCTAGCATCCAGTATACTGAAGGGATAGTTGGACACATTGTAAAAAATGCAAATCCAACTGCTGATAATTCAGCACTTTCCTACAGTTCTGGTGCACCTTATTATCGTACATCGACAACGGCAGAGCTCACTTACGACAGATTCTTAGGCGATCTTGAAGTGATCTTTGATCCAGCTCGTGGCGGCTCTTCTGAAAAATTGGTCCTCGCAAGTTTACCTGTTGTTTCTCAGCTTAATAAAGTTGGGGACGGCGGTTTTCTTGATGTGTCTACAGCAAGCACTCAAATCCAACTAAACGCTCCTCTGGAGCAAAGAGAAGGTGCTTTTGGTCATAAGGTAATGAACCTTGAAACTATTCATGGCGATCTTCACATTGTGAAGGAACCACTATTCCGTGGTATCGCAAGTGGTTTCATGGCGATTGTCGATATGGGCAAAGTATCTTATCGTCCATTGGTTGGAAACGGTGTTAACCGTGACACTCAGATCGAAACTAATGTTCAGAATGCTGACGAAGACCTTCGTAAGGACATGATCCTTACTGAAGCAGGTCTTGAGGTATCTTTACCTGAGTCTCATGCCCTCTATAACCTAGAAGGTAATTAGAGGTAAAACATGAGATCGGCATATCTTGAACCAAACAGTGGAGCAGGTGGATATTTAGCACCTTGTCAGAAAATCACAGCAGCAGTTACATTGACAGCTGATACAGATAGTGGTAAAACATATTTGTTAGACTCAGCGAGTGGAGCGTACACAATAACACTTCCAACAGCTACTACAGCTATGGATGGTACGAACTACAAGTTTTGGGTCGAAGAAAATACACCAACAGGGGCGATAACAATCGCTGCTGGAAGTGCTATCGTTTTCGGTAAAGTTAATGAAACTGAAGTTGATACTGGCGATGACAGTCCAGGCTCAAGTGCGGCAACTGGTGTATCTAATGTAATCATTGGAACATCAGCAATTAAAGGGGATTTCATAGAAATGACCTTTAGTGCTGGCGCATATTGGATGTTTGGCTCATCAGCAGCTGACGGTGCAGTAACTACATCATAGTCAGAAATGACACACCTTTGGATTGGTGGGGGGCGGTCGTATAAAGGGCTGCCCTCAAAATCCTAAAGTTTTTAAAAAGTTAAATCGGAGATGATATGGCAGATTATAATACGCTAACAAAAATCATAGTAGGGGCAGTTCCTTCTGGCACTCAAGATAGTAGCTCTACAGGAACCCTAGCAGAAAAAATAAATACATTTTGGCAGACGTTGGATAGCACCAATAATGCAGTACAAAGTATGAGTTCTGTTCAGGTTGCCCCTCACACAGTAGCAGTAATTATAGTTTATACAGGGTAGTCTTTAAATGGCTACTTTTGAAGCACAGGTAGAAGGGCTCACAAGCTTATCTATTGATGGCAGTAGTGCTCCAACACTAACAGAACTAACCCAGTTCTTAACTGATGGAGCTAAAGAAATACTCACTGCTTTACCAATAGATAAGAAAATGATGTATTCTACATCCAGTGCACTTGATAACAGCACAACGTATTTAACGCTTGGCGGATCTGAAGTATTGGGTGTTATGCGTGACGATGGGACTATCAACCAACCTTGCCGAAGGGTACCCTCGTCAATGAGCGGTAGAGCACAAGATAGTGCAGATATGTCATATGGGACCACAACAGATCCTGTTTGGTGGGTTGTGAACAATATACTAAGTATATATCCAGAACCATCAAGTGAAGGGGCCACCGTTCAAACTTTAGCATATCCAGCTGTAGCCTATGGCGATAGTTCTATAACAAAGTTTCCAGATGAAGCAGAATACTTAGTTCTTTTGTATGCCGCTATAAAGGCATTACAAAACACAATGGGAAATTTTCTCTCTAATGATAGTATAGACCATGCAAGTACAGGAGCTTTAGCTTTAATAAATACAGCTTTAGATAGAATAGCAAGTTATAATTGGGGAGATAGTGATACTTTTACTACGGGCACTGCTCAATTAACGAGAGTTAAGAATGCATTAGACCAAGCCTCAGATATAATAAATGGAAACGCCCCATCTTCTACTACAGATGCTTTTGGGGCACAGAGTAGTGAGGATATAGAATTAACTAGTTCAGCACTATCAATTGCTGCAGCAGAATTAAACAGAGCACAACAACACTTATCAGAATGGTCAGCTATTTCTGGAGTAGCTTCTTCCGAGGCTCAAGGTTTTATTTCTGAAGCACAAGCAAGGGTTGCTAGAGATAGTCAGAAATATCAATGGTATCAAGGGCAACAAGCAAAATTAC